GCGATGTTCATTGATATCAACTCTTGAAACAACAATTTACAAGAATATGGCAACAACACCTTTTTAAAATCCACTTTGTTTTCACAAGTATTACAATTATATATGTTTTTTTCTTTATTAAACACCGCAATCAATCCACACTTGTTGCAAATATGAACTTGAAACTTATCACTCGCATTATATATTCTATCTCTTGTAAAAGCAGAAGCACCATGACTAATCATACAATCTCGCTCCATCTCACCAAATCTTAATCCACCATCTCTGGCTCTACCTTCTGCTGGCTGGCGTGTCAATACTACCATAGGACCTATACTTCTACTATGATTTTTATCATTTACCATATGCTTTAATCTTTGATAAAACACGGGACCAATAAAGATACTGGTTTCTAACTGTTCACCAGTCATACCATTATATAATATTTCATTACCATGTCTTTCATATCCCAACTGTTGTAATTCTTTACATATATCCACCACATTGTGTTCATTAAAACTGGTCCCATCGCCAAATAATCCCAATTGTAATAACACCTTACCCATTACCGTCTCTTTTAATTGTCCAATTGTCATACGACTAGGAATACAATGTGGATTAATTATAATATCTGGCGTCAATCCATTAGCAGTTGTGGGCATTGATTCGGGTGGCAAAATCAAACCTATTGTGCCTTTCTGTCCGTGTCTGCTACTAAATTTATCACCGATGGTTGGAATACGATATGTTCTTGTTCTTATCTTCGCAAATGTATATCCATCTCCATTTCGATTTATATAATTTTTATCTACATATGTGCTTTCTTTTGTTCTAAATACCTTGCTTTGATCTCTATATTTTATTAACTTAGTATGGTCATTTCTATTTTCTTTAATAGGAACCACCTTTCCAATGATAATATCTCTATTTTCCAACAAAGTATTTTCTGGAACCACTCCTTGATTGTTTAGTTTATCATAATTAGCAAACTTCATACCTTTTGTTTTTGTTTTATCTGCCTTGCATCGGATTTCTTCATCTCCTTGTATTTTCTTATCTTCATCTTTTTCAGTATGATACAATGTGGCTGAAAACAAGCCTCTGTCTAAACTACTTTTGTTAAATATGATACTATCCTCTTGATTATACCCACCATATACACCAATCGCCACTATAATCATACATCCAGAAGGAATTTTATGTAAATTCATAATATTCATGATACGAGTATCTACCAATGGACGCGTGGTATATGTTTGAACATATGCTGTTTTATCCATTCTGGTTCTAAAATTAGATACATACATTCCCATTGCCTGTTTTCCTTGAGCACATTGATATGTATTTCTGGGTGATTGATTGTGTTCTGGAAAAGGAATACAACTCGCCAATAACCCAAATATACTACTGCTGTGTATTTCACAATGTGTATGAGTTTCCGAACCAGATAATTTGTTTTGATTTGTTGCTAAATAACTGGCATTTTGTTCATCGGGATCAATATATTCAATAATCGATTCACCATGTTCGCCATTTACAAGCATATCATTCCAATCAACGGTTTTGTTTTTAATGTTTTTATATAACTCATCGGTGATTAATGTTTCTCCATTTCGTATTTTATACACCGGACGAGTTAATCGACCAGCATCATTGCAGATAATGATTTCCTTGTCTTTATAATTAAACACAACACTAGTAAATATGTTTATTTTACCACTGTATTTACACTGTTTTAAATACTCATATGTATCTAATACTTTGTCGTGTTCAATTATACCAATCCAATTACCGTTTACAATCAGTTTAACTTGTCCATATAAATCACCAGGTGATAATGTTTCAATTGGCACATATTTATCCGTTAAAATATTATAGATTGTATCAATATTGGAGCGAGTGGTAATATGCGTCATATAACCCAGATTTTTCACAACCCCTACACCAGCACCTTCCGGACTTTCTGCTAAGCAAATAAACCCCCATTGTGTATTGTGTAATTTTCTAGGAGGAATCAATTTGCCACTTTTGTCGATGGGGGTATTGATCCTGCGTAAATGACTTAGTGATGATATATATGTCAATCGACTTAATACCTGAGCCACACCACTTTTATTGGAATTTGTATTTTTGATACCAAAATCACCAGTCGCCAATGCTCTTTTAATACCATTTTCAATTGTAGTTGATTTGATTATCTTATACACATTTGTGCTGTTAATTATATTATTGTAATTAAAGGTAGATTTCCAGGAGCCATTGTTTATTTCGCGAATGACTTGCTTTGTCATGTCTTTCACCAATTTATTGAAATAATTTCTAAATAAATTGTTCAACAGCACACCAGGTAAATCAAGACGCTTGTTTTGATATGAATCTCTGTCACTAGGCAATCGCCAACCTAATGAAGTTTGCAGCAATTTATTGGCCATATATCCCAGAAAATACACCTTTTGCTTAAAAGTATCACAATGAGGAAATAAATCATTTTCCAACACATTTATTGTGAAGTCATACTTCATTTTGTATCCTTGCTCTTTTTCCATATTGATAGGAGTAAACATCGCATAATTGACTATATATTTAATACAATCTTCTTTTGACATATATGTGCTGGCTTCCATAACTGATGCTTTTAAGGCATATATTATGTTGCTTTTATGCCCTTCTTCAATGTTTAATAGAATATATTTACATATTTCCTTATCAGACGAAATACCCAGTGCCCTAAACAATATAAACAGTGGAATCGGTTGCTTAATTCGGGGTATTTGTATATAGATTGTATGACCATTCCCATTACTTTTTGAACTGATCATCATATTGATTTGCTTTGGGGAAATGCATTTGTCTTTTGGTATTGATTTTATTTCGGCCACCCAAGACCATTTATTATTATTTTTCTGGGTGTTGAAACACATCACCTTATTTTCACAAGCGCGCTCTTGTGCTAAAACAGTTTTTTCTGAACCGCTGATGATAAAGTAACCACCCGGATCGAAACGGCATTCACCGAGTTGATCGGTATGTAAATGTTTGTATTGATTTAATACGCATATTTTAGATTTCAACATAATGGGCATTTTTCCAATGTGGATTTTCGGTAACTTTTTAAAATGGGTTTCCACCTGTTGCAAGTTTTCACCATACCTTACCTTAATTTCGATATTTAAATCCAAAGTTAAGGTAGAAGCATATGTGAAGTTTCGCAGTCTGGCTTCTTGTGGAAACATGATTTTTGTAGCACCATTGTTTTCATGTATTTCAGGTCGATACATCTGAAAATTCGTAAAATTAACAGTAATCTCCAATTTATACAAACCAGTTGAAATATCTTTGTCGTTTTCCGAACGGATCACAACAGGGTTAAACATATTAATGGTATTGACCAAGTCTTCATCTATAAAATGATTATATGATTCTAATTGATGTCTTACCAACTTTCCCAAATGATCGTTTTTAAAATAACTTCCAATTACATTCCAATTCATTTCATTGCACTCATCCATATCGTTAAACTTTACGCTCATGTTGTTGATTGTATTTGTATTTGTATTTGTATTTGAATCTATACGCATTTATCATAACAATTGTATGAATAATTACAACTCAATTTTATTTTAATTATTTAATTTGTGCTTATTATTCTATATCGTTATATATATGAATAACAATAATAGTAAATCGCCAAATAAATCACACATACATACAAAAAACAACAATATTAATAAGGACATTATAGACATATCCAACAATTTTCATAATTTATTTGACAATTCAAAAAACATTTTTAATTTTAAAACCAACCAATTGCATCCACCGGTTGAAAAAACGATTGAACAATTAATAGATGAGTTATGCGACGAGTTTGATGGAATATTAAAATTCGCATCTACAAAATCCTTAAACATTGACCAATCTTACAATCGTCTTATGTTAAAAGACAAAGATAATAAAACTAATAACAGTAACATAAGTATGAATAACAAAAAAGTATATCAAAAAAAACATTTTTCGGATTATTTAAATACAAATAACCGTTCTAATAAATTTCATTATAAAAAAGCGAAAAACATATCTCGTGCTATATTGGATATTGACCAATCATATGATAATCTTTTTTTTAAAAAGCATGTTTATAAAAACACTAACTCACCATCCGACTTACTAACTGACATTCCAGCCGAACTATTAAATACACCTATTCCAAAGCAAATTTATATTGAAAAAAAGAAAGTAAATATTGATGTAACATTAAACAACATTGGAGATTTAATACAATTAACTGAAAAATATCCGTTGTCTCCCGAAGTTGAATACAATATTGATATGGAAGTGATTCATTTAATTAAACCCGATTTGGTGCGTTTAAATGAAATGATAGGAATGCATGCGTTAAAAGAAAACATTTTAGACCAAATCATATATTTTATACAAAAATTACATGTGCGTGATAATCAAAATGTAAACAATGAATTTATGCATACTGTAATATATGGACCACCTGGAACTGGTAAAACTGAAACAGCACATATTATTGGTGCGATTTATTCTAAGTTGGGTATATTGAAAAATAATGTGTTTAAAAAGGTAACAAGAGCCGATTTAATTGCGGGATATTTAGGGCAAACCGCATTGAAAACAAAGGAAATGATAAAAAGTGCGATTGGAGGCGTATTGTTTATTGACGAAGCATATGCTTTGGGTAATAAAGAACAAAAAGACTCATTTGCCAAAGAATGTATAGATACTTTATGTGAAGCATTAAGTAATCATAAGCATGAATTAATGGTGATTATTGCCGGATATGAAGAAGATTTAAATAAATGTTTTTTTTCTTATAATCAAGGGTTGGATTCGCGATTTATATGGCGGTTTAAGATTGATGATTATAATTCAAAAGAGTTGCAGCTTATTTTCAATAAAAAAGTAAAAGATTGTGGATGGGAAATAAAGAAAATTTCATCATCATGGTTTGAAAAAAACCTAGCTTATTTTAAATATTTTGGGAGAGATATGGAAACTTTATTGTCAAAAGTGAAAATATCGCATAGCAGGCGTGTGTTTTGCTTGCCAGAAGCAGACAAAAGAAAAATAACTATTAAAGACATGGAAAACGGATTTAAATTGTATTTAAAAAATGGAGAGGTAAAATCGCGTGGAGAAAATTCCAGACATTTTATGGAAAACATGTATATTTAACGAGGTTTATTAAAATCTGTCATTTATCACATTGATTATAATAAATTGTATTTGCGTATATTAGTTTAGATTTAATTATTATTTTATTGTAATAATTAAATAATACTTTAATGGATACTAAAAAAATATCAGTGAATCCGGCTTTTTTAAAGATTAACGGATCAAAAACATTAAAGAAAAGGGAGAGAAAAGAACGAAGAATCAGAGACGATTTGCATAAAAAGCAAAACAATGAATTAAAGAAAGGACTACTTGAGAAAATTAAAACCCATAAAAAAAGAAAACAAGAAGAAAGAAAACGGCTACAACAAGAAATGAAACAAATGGGTGATGTAGATGCCAATGAATTAGATAAAAGTTTAGATTATTTACATCAATTGTCAAACAAACATAAATCAAAAAAGCAGAAAAAAAGGGAATTAAAATTGGCAAGAAAAATGGAAAGGCAATCTAGAATAGAACAATCCATTTCACAAACAAATCAAACACCTCTAATTTCAAACCCATATACTTCCACACAACCACCAGCAATTAAACCTTCCACAACTTTACAACCGCCATTAATAAACATTAACACCATTCAAACACCGAGTCAACCGACCGTTCCACAGCCATCGCCAACACCTACTGCTTATATTTTACCCGACAATCCACCACAATTACAGCCAGTCTCTATACAACAACAGACTATATCACCCACTTCTATACAACAATCCATTATGCAGCAAAAACCGGATCCGCCTTATGGTATTTTAAAAAATGGCAAAAAACCACTGTTTTCAATATACAATAAAACATTAAAAAAACCAACAGACTCGCATGCCCGCACCACTATACAATCTGCTCCACCTATCATAATGGATGATGACATTAAAATAAATACGGATACATTTGCCGAAAGAAAGGAAAAATTAAATCAATTAAAACAACAAGTTGCAGGCGACCGTATACCCAACCAAGTCGGATTTAAACCAAAACGAGGTAAAACGCTTAAAAAAATGAAACAAATTTCAACCACCACCAAGCGATTTATACATCTTGGTAAAAAAAATGGAAAAGTTGGTGTTTTAATTAAAAATCAAAAAACACGCAAAAAAATATTAAAAGATTCAAATACATTGAAAAAGCGACCATTAAGTAAAATCAAAGATTACTTAAGAAAACACAATTTAATTAAAATAGGATCTACTGCCCCTGAAACAATTATTAGAAGTATATATGAAAATTCATTTCTAGCAGGAGACATTTACAATAAAAATGTAGACACCTTGCTGCATAATTATTTGGACAAATAATTCAAAGCAAACCATTTAAAGGTTTGAAACAAATAAATATATTACAACACATGTCAAAATCGAGGGCAAAGGCACCTGCTAAAGCAACAACGAAAACAACATCTAATTCCGATGAAGAAGATTCTTCAATGATGGGTGAATATTTTCAAAAGTATAAAGAATATAAAAATAAATTTGGAGAGAAAATGTTTTTACTATGGCAATGTGGTAGTTTTTTTGAAGTATATGGTATTAAAAAGGATGGTATTACTGCTAATCAATTGCTTGAATATTCGCGCATATTAGAATGTCGAGTTGTAAAAAAAGGAAAATACAACAATCAACCACTTGAAATGACTGGGTTTACTACTTGTAAGCCACTGCAGAAATATGTGCCTAAATTGTTAGATGAAGGATATACTGTAGTGGTATGGGAAGAGTATGGTGAAGAAATTGTAAAAAAACGCAAGGTTAGGTTGCGCAGGGAAAAAGGAATTTTCTCTCCCAGCACAAATATTGATTCTAGTAATCGCAGAATATCTAATTATTGTTGCGTGGTTTGGATTGAAAAATATGATAAAGACGCATTTAATAAATTTCCATATTTCCATTGCGGTGTAGCATTGATTGATAATTTCACGGGAAAATCGAAACTATTTGAATTTCGATATGAAAACAATAACATTCATAATTCTACTGCTTTTGACGAATTGGATAGAATAATTTCCATTTACAATCCAAGCGAAACCATATTTATTCACAATTATGAAAAACAACATAAAATAGACGATATAGTTAATTTCATTGATTTAAATTCCGATAAAATCCATATGATTTCTCTTTTAGAACAAGGCGAATTAAACAAACAAGCAAGAAACTGTGAAAACGAACCGTTTCAAAAAGCGATATTTGAAAATGTATTTAACATTCCTGATTACAACTTTTTTATGAAAAATACTCAAATGGATGTGTTTATTCACAGCACCTATGCATACTGCTTTTTACTTAATTTTATAACACAGCATAATAAACAATTGCTAAAATGTATTAGCGAACCTGTATATGAAAAATCAACCGATAGCGTGTATTTGGCTACTCATTGTTTAAAGCAACTAAATATAATTAATACGGAACAATCTACTAATAATAAGTATTCATCTGTATTGAATATGATGAATCGGTGTAAAACCGCGATGGGTCGGCGAAAAATGAAAGACATCATACTTCATCCATCTACAAATATCGCCTACTTAAATAATGAGTATCAAATAATAGAACATATTATCGATTTAAACAACATCTCTCCCAATTTTATTGATGACATCAGGAAAAATTTAATCAATATTCATGACATTGAAAAAATATACCGTAAAATCATTTTAAATATTATGAAACCTAGTGAATTAGTTTTGATTTATTATTCCATAGTATCGTTTCGTAAAACATGTGATCGGTTATTAAAAGATGAAGATATTTATAATTATATACACAACAAAACAAACGGCGAAGATATCATTCCGTCTATAAACACATTAATTTCATTGTTTGAAGAAACATTAATTATTGATAACTGTAATGAAGACCCGAAAACGGTGGTCAATATATTTAATAGGGGATTGTATGAAGATTTAGATCTTTGTGAAAAAAAATACATAGAACATAAACAACAGTTGGATACTATACAACAGTTTTTAACTGGATTAATAAAAGATCCAGTGCGAACTCATTCCACTGAAAAATATGAAATATATATGCAGCTAACATCAAAACGGTGTGAAAAATTAAAAAAAAGCATTGAAGAGTATTTACTAAAATATGCACCGAAAGGAAAGGAAAAAAACTTGTTGCTGTCTTTTAATTCGGATTATGATGGAAAAAAAGTAACATTTGAATTGGATTTACATAATTTTAAATACTCGACCGGAACATCTGGAAACAAAAAAATAACCAGTCCTTTGCTAAATCAATTATACATTAGTATGATGCAGGATGTCAGCAATTTAAAAGACTTAATGAAAATTTATTTTAATAGGTTTAACAACACATTAAAAACTTACTATGCGGAATTTACAAATATTATTACAAATGTTTCTAATGTAGATATTGTATTTACAAAATCATATTTAGCAGACAAAAACAATTATTGTCGACCAGTAATTGAAAATCAGTATGAAGATGTGTCCTATTTTAAAGCAAAAAATATGCGACACGCGCTGATTGAACACATTAATAAAGAAGAAGCGTATGTTCCCAATGATGTGTCGTTGACCACTGATAAAAATGGCATTTTGCTGTATGGAACCAATGCCGTTGGTAAGTCTAGTTTAATTAAATCAATTGGAATATCAATTATTTTAGCTCAAGCGGGTATGTTTGTTCCTTGTAGCGAACTTACTTACTACCCATATACTTCTATATTTACTAGAATACTAGGAAATGATAACATTTTTAAAGGGTTAAGCACATTTGCGGTAGAAATGTGTGAATTAAGAACCATTTTATCAAATTGTTGTGAAAATAGTTTGGTGTTGGGTGATGAATTATGTTCCGGAACAGAAATTGACTCTGCTGTGTCTTTGTTTGCTAGTGGTGTTAATTACTTGTGTAATAAAAAATCTTCTTTTATTTTTGCCACTCATTTTCATGAATTAATAAAAATCCCTGTAATTCAAGATTTATTAAGTAGAAATTTAATTATGTATCATATGTCGGTTCAATATGATAAATCAAATGATGTGTTGGTTTATAAAAGAAAATTGGAGAAGGGTTCTGGTGAGGGCATGTATGGATTGGAAGTATGTAAATCTTTAAATATGCCCGATGATTTTATAGATTTAGCATATACTATACGCATATCAAACAAAAACAATAATATTTTAACAAAAAATAAAAGCAAATACAATTCTAATATCATAAAAAATCAATGTGGTATGATGGATTGTGAAAATATGGCAGATGATATACATCATTTAAATCCACAGGAATATGCAAATAAAAAAGGGCGATTCAAAGACAAATGGTTTCATAAAAACCACTCCTCTAACTTAATACCAATATGTAAATCGTGTCATAATAACATTACAAAAAACAAGATAGTTCATAGAAAAACAAAAACAAGTAAAGGCATGGCTTTAATCAAGGAATAACTGTAATAAAAATATGATATTATCATATATGGCAAACATTTTAGGAGAAATTATTAATTCAATAAAAGCAAAATGGGGAGAGATAGTTGTTGGAGTTGCTTTAATTATTATATTATTATTGACATTATCATTGTATGGATTTTCATTTAAAAATATAAACGGCGATAAAGGCGATGACGAAGATAAAGAAAAATCAGTGGATACAATAGAAATTATTTATGAAGGAATGACAAATAAATTTGATAGTTTGTGCGATGAAGAAGATTTAGAAAAGGTTTGTAGTGATTTAGGTAGTGGTCATGGAAAGCGATATTCATGTAATGTAGCAAAATGCTGCGTATGGGCTAAAAATAAAAATGGAGAAGAATGTATAGAAGGTGATAAAAGCGGTCCAATGTTTAAAGCCGATAAATCAAATATGAAATACGATGAATACTACTATTTAAATAAACGCTACAAACTGTAAATGATTGATTATTAAACAATAAATTGATTTAAAATTATTTATTAATATTATTATATATTAACAAATAATGATTATACCTATTAAGTGTTTCACATGCGGAAAAGTGTTGGCAGACAAATATCTATATTACTGTCAACGAGTCAATGAAAAAAAAACGGCATTGGGTATGGATAAAGACGATGTAATTTATATGACGAAAAATAATATTAAGAAAACGCCTGAAGGAGAGGTAATGGATGAGCTGCATTTAAATAAGATTTGCTGTAGAAGACATATGTTAACCCATATTGATATCTATTAATGAATATTTGTAGTTATAGTATAGTTATAATATAGTATAGTATAGTTATAATATAGTATAGTTATTTAAAACAACCATTTCCAATAAATAATTATTTTATAAATGATTTTTATATATTTTTATATATAATGGTCAAATCAATATTGAGAAAAAGCACAAAAGGCAACCGTAGAAATAAACGCAACCACACCAAGCGCGTTCATTTTAACAAGTATAAAAAAGTGAAAACATTTAAGCGTAATCAAACAATTAAAAAGCGCCGAAAAACACAACATAAAAAGCCGAAAAGTAAACACCATCGCGCAAAAACGGTAAAACATACAAAAAGCAATAAGCGTCATAAAAACAAAAAACATCATCAAAACAAAAAGCATCGTAAAATGTTGAAAATGAAAGGTGGATGTGCTGGTAATTTGATGGGTCAAAAAGTAACTGGTGTGCCATTAAATCCCCAAGACTATCAACATCCAGAATATACTAATTTAAATTCAAATGTGCCTTATCCTTATTCGGGAGGACAAAAAGGAGGAAGTATGTGGGATGAATTAGGTCTCGGTGATATTCCATTAATGAACAATACTATTATTAATAGTGGTAAAAATATGATTTCAGCGATTACCGGGGGTGATGCCGTAGCATCTGCGAATCCAACTGTTCATCCAGCTGTAACAAAAAGCATGGTTGAATATCCAAAGCAAATTGATATAGGTAGTATGCACGCCAAGTCTTTATCGTCTGCTATTTCGGCCGTTGCAACAGAGTCAACAGCTGCTGCGGAATCTAGTTAAAGTTTCAAACCCGTCCTTATTTTACACGCATCCTTAATTTATACCCATCATAATTATCTAGTGTACTATTATAATGGATATTTTACGCATGTTAAATAAATTATGCACGCCAGCACAGGTATATTTAGCAATAT